CCGGTTACGACCGATACCCTTTGCCATTGACGGTCTGGAGAGACAGACAAAACCAATAACTTGAATGCACATGACTACCTGTCCTGTGAATTCCTAAGCGCTTAGGGAGACGTACATTAACATCTCTCTTTTCTAACAATGACAACCTGGTCTCCGAATCCCGGTGTAGCCCCTAACGCAACTATTACGGCTACCGGTAATATCAACAAAACCCCTGGCCTTGGTCTTACCCAAGGTGGTGCTGATTACGATAACAAGTACGCTACCTATCTTAAGCTGTTTAGCGGTGAGATGATTAAGGCGTATGAGTCTGTGTGTATCGCCAAAGATACTGTGCAGAATCGTACTCTGCGTAACGGCAAATCTTTGCAGTTCATTTACACTGGCCGTATGACGGCTGGCTATCATCAACCTGGCACTCCGATCCTCGGAACTTCTAACCCTCCTGTGGCTGAGAAGACCGTGTTGATGGATGACCTACTGGTGTCTTCTGCCTTCGTGTATGATCTGGATGAAACGCTTGCACATTATTCCCTGCGTAGCGAAATCTCTGCCAAGATTGGTCATGCTCTGGCTGAAGCATACGACAAGAAAGTGTTCCGTGTGATCGCTAAGTCTGCTCGTACTGCTCACCCCATCACTGCTGCTCCTGGTCCTGAGCCTGGTGGCTCTGTGATTCAACTTGGTGCTAATAACGAGTACAATGCTCAAGCACTGGTTGACGCTTTCTTCGAAGCCGCGAGTATTCTTGACGAGAAGAATGTGCCCCGCGCTGGTCGTACTGCTGTGCTGAATCCTCGCCAGTATTATGCACTGGTGTCTCAAGTAGATACCAACATTCTGAACCGTGATTTCGGTGCCTCCCAAGGTAACCTGAACAGCGGTGAAGGTCTGTATGAAATCGCCGGTATCTCCATCCGTCGTTCTAACAACCTGCCCTTCCTGGCTGGTAACGTTAGCCGTGTCGATGGTGAGAACAACGATTACAGCGGTAACTTCTCCACTCACTGTGGCCTGATCTATCAGCGTGACGCTGCTGCTGTTGTGCAAGGCATTGGTCCCCAGATTCAAACCACTGGTGGTGATGTGAAGGCAATGTACCAAGGCGATCTGATCATCGGTCGTCTCGCCATGGGTGCTGATTGGCTGAATCCCGCTGCTGCTATTGAGCTGCAGTCGGCTCGCTCCTGATAAGGGAGAGAGCTAATGGGACTCGCTACTATTGATGGTGTTGGTGTAACTACCAATCAAACCTACAACCCCCGCCCTCCCATTGAGCCGGGTCGTGAAGGTGGTACTGTTGCCACTGTGACTCGCCTCACTGCTGGCACTGGCCAGACTGCTGGCACTAAAGCAACTACCGTTGACAACATCAATGGCAGTGGCTGCACTCTCACCACTACTGTGACTGATGGTGCTGTTACTGGCCAAACTGTTGCTGCCGGTGGTGATGGTTATCGTGTTGGTGATGTGCTGACTGTTGCCGGTACAACCAGTGCAACCTTCCGTGTTGATACTGTTTCTTACACCAACTGAGGTAATTATTTATGGCTAACCTTACTACAGCTGCAGGCGACAACGGTGTTGCTGGAACTGTCAACTTTGCTACTCGGACTATTACTGGTGCTCTTGGTACCACGTATGCCGACAATGGTAACCTGGCTGTTTCTGACAACCACGCTGTGCGTCGTTCTGTTTCTAAAACTCAACAAGCCTTTGGTGGTACTGTGAACGCATCTGGTGTGTTCTCTGAAACCCAAGGTTTCCGTACTGCATACTCTGGTGTTGAAGCCGATTCTCCGGCTCTTGACGCTAGCCGTACTGCTGTCTGATTTTAACTGGGGTTCCTTCGGGAGCCCCTTTTTTATTTACAAACATATAACAGTATTGTTATGACATTTTCTACCACTGGCTCTAAGACTGAGCTTCAAGCTGTCAATCAGATCCTGGCGTCAGTTGGTCAGGCTCCTGTGACTTCTATTGATACGGAAACGATTACTGTAAATGGTAATCAGGTTACCGTAGTAACCAACCCGGACGTTGCGATTGCTTACGATACTCTTCAAGAAGTATCACGTGAAGTTCAAGGAGAGGGTTGGACGTTTAATAAAGAGTTTAATTATCCGTTCACCCCAGATAACAATCAGAATATTATTTGGCCAAACAATGTACTACAGATGGATCTATCTGATGATCCTCGGTTTGTTGGCTACAGG